GCGCCTTGCTCGGGAGGATGCAGACCGAGCAGCCGGGAGCCCCGCTGGCGATTTCTTCGACCCAGAAGGCCGAGGCTGAGCGCGCCCTCGCCGCGATCGAGGCCGCCCTGCAGCCCGCGCCGCAGGCGCTGGCGCTGCGCTGGATCACGGCGCTCGGCACCCTGACCGCAAGCAAGCCGGGCGAGGCCGATGGCAGCGCGAAGGCGCAGGCCTACGCGGCGATGGTTGAGTTCCCGGCCAGCGCGTTCACGCGGGCAAGCCTCGACGCGGCGGCGCGCAAGTTCCGGTGGTTTCCCAGCTACGCCGAGGTCTGCGAGCACCTCGAGGCCGAGGTCGCTGCGGCGAAGGCCCAGAGGCACCAGCTGCGCCGGGCGGTCGCGCTGCCGGGCGAGGGGTCGAGGCCGGTCGGGAAGTGGTCAGCGATGACCGACGAGCAGAGGGCCGAATTCGAGGCGACGATGGCAAAGTTCCGGTCCCGGTTCGCCTCGGATGCCTCTAGGAGCGCCGAGGATGGCTTAGGTACGCCGGAAGCCCGCTGAAGGTCTCATGATACCGGCCGGCAACGTTTCGACGTTCCTGAGCCATCCTAGGAAGAAATCGGCTAGTGACCTAATTCCCCGGAATTAAGTCACCGCCGAGGGGGAGGCAAAATTCCCCGAATTATGTCCGCTACTCCGGCCGGAGGTGCCTCGGCAGACGCTTGTAGGCCGTCCTGACCGCGTCCGCCCACTCGTCGGCGGTCATCAGGTCGGTGTCCGCGACGCCTCGCCGCAGGAGGACGTCGCGCAGCTGCTCGGCGTCGAGGAGGCTGGCTTCGCCCATGGCGTGGCGCAGGCGGGGAAGGCTCATCTCGGGATGGACGCGCATGGTCAGGCCGAGATCTCCACGGCCGCGCCATCGGGATCGTGCCAACCCTCGGTGGCCGCGACGTTCGCCGCCGCCTCGGCGTCGCGCCACGCCGAGGCGTAGCCGGTCAGTTCCCTGTCCGCCATCATGGCGGCGCGGTAGGCCAAGAACGCCGCTTCGGCGTCCCACACGCCCGCCGCCTCCAGCGCGGCACGGGCCGCCGACTTGGCGCGGGCGGTGTCGTCGGTGTTGGCGAAGCTGCCACCGTGAGTCCAGGTCACGTTGATAGTCATTGTCGTCTCCGTGGTTGGCGCCGCGGCGCCGGTTGCGATGAACAGAACATACACCGCCGGTGCAGGGTGACCATTGCAAAGAATGCGGGGCGCTATGCGCTTGACGCATGGGTGGCTTGACGGTCGAAGTGGTAGGGAGCATCATCGGTTTACCTATGAACGCAAAACCGCAGTGATTTCAGCGACATGGCCGCGCGCAAAATCAAGCGACTGCTGACCGATGACTGGAAGCTGAAGATCCAGGCGTCGAACATCTGCACGCGCCTGCAGAAGCACGTCGATGGAAAGATCGAGATGACGCCGACGCAGGTTCGCGCGGCGGAGATCCTGCTCCGCAAGACCGTGCCGGATCTCGCGCGCACCGAGGTAACCGGCGCGGAAGGCGGGCCTCAGAAGATCATCTACGAGTGGGGCGAGCCGACGTGACCGCGCTGCGCGCTGCGCGCGTTCGAATGCCATACAACCCGCGCAAGGCGTTCATGCCATTCCACCGCAGGACGCAGCGATGGTCCTGCCTCGTCGCCCATCGCCGTGCGGGCAAGACCGTGGCCGCCATCAACGACCTGATCCGCGCCGCGATCACCGCGCGCCAGCCTCACGCGCACTATGCCTACGTCGCGCCGTTTCGATCGCAGGCCAAGTCGGTCGCTTGGGACTATCTGAAACGGTACGCCGAGCCAGCGACCGCGGGCGTCAACGAGGCCGAGCTGCTTCTGACGACGCGCACTGGAGCCAAGATCCAGTTGTTCGGCGCGGACAACGCCGACGCGATGCGCGGCCTCGGGTTCGACGGCGCTTATCTCGACGAGTACGGGGATTTCCGCCCCTCGGTCTGGGGCAACGTCATCCGCCCGACGCTCTCGGACCGGCAGGGCTGGGCGGTGATCGGCGGGACGCCGAAGGGCCGCAATCAGTTCCACGAGGCCGTAGAAGTCGCGCAGAGATCTCCGGACTGGTTTTTCCTGCGCCTGCGGGCCAGCGACAGCGGCATCTTGCCGGAGACCGAACTCCACGCGCTTCGCGCGCAGCTGACGCAGGACCAGTACGACCAGGAGTACGAGTGCAGCTTCGACGCGGCCATCCTCGGCGCGTTTTACGGCGTCGAGATGCGCGAGGCCCTCGACGCTGGCCGCATCCGATCGGTGCCGCACGACCCCGCGCTGCCGGTCTACACCGCGTGGGACATCGGCTGGCGCGACGACACCGCAATCTGGTGGTGGCAGGTAGCCGGCGGCGAGATCCACGTCATCGACCACCACGCCTCGAGCGGCTCGACCATCGCGGAGCTGGCCGAGATCGTCGCGGGGCGGCCCTACAGGTACGGCAAGCATTACCTGCCGCACGACGCGCGGGCGAAGACGCTGGCCTCGGGCGGCCGCAGCGTGGTCGAGCAGCTAGCCGCGCTGCTGGGCGGGATCGGGATGTTCAACATCGTGCCAGACCTAGGCGTGCAGGACGGCATCCAGGCCGTGCGCCTCATGCTGCCGCGCGTCTGGTTCGACGCCGAGCGGTGCCACGAGGGCATCGAGGCGCTGCGCCAGTACCAGCGCGAGTACGACGAGGACAAGCGCGCCTTCCGCGCCGCGCCGCGACACGACTGGACGAGCCACAGCGCAGACGCCTTCCGCATGATGGCGATCGCGTGGCGCGAGGAGCCGAGGGTCGAGCCGCCGCGCAGTGATCGCCCACTATTGATAGGCCCCGACAACTCGGCTACCCTCAATGACATGTGGGCCGCGTCGGCAGCCCGATCTCGGAGCGCGCGCATATGAGCGACAGCGAGTACCACGCCGCAATGGGCGAGTTCGCAGGCCGAGTGCTTTGCACCGGCATCGCCGCGCAGTTCATGCACTGGAGCTCGAAGTCCTACGCCGCGCACAAGGCCCTGGGCGACTACTACGAGGCGCTGCCCGGCCTCGTGGACACCGTGGTCGAGGCGTATCAGGGATGCTACGGCCTCGTCAGCAAGTTCACGGCCCGCATGGACCCGCCGCGCGGCATGAGCGGCGAGGCGATGGCGAGCTACTTCGATGACGTGAAGGCCTACGTCGAGAAGCAGCGCGAGAAGCTGCCCGAGCGCAGCGAGCTCCAGAACGCGATCGACGAGATCGCCGCGCTGATCGACGCCACCATCTACAAGCTCCGATTCCTGTCCTGAGGAGGCCCGAATGGCCGGCGTGAACAACCCGTATCGCTACGCCTACGAGACCGTCGCGGCCTCGCAGTCGCAGCAGGTCATCGGCCCGACCGGCGCGACCGGCGACTACCTGCACCGCATCGTCGTCGCCGTCGCCACCGCCGCGACCTCGACGGTCTCGGTGATCGACGGCTCGACCACGATCCTCGCGATCGCGGCCAACACGCCGATCGGCGTCTACTCGATCGAGATCAACGCCGTCAGCGCCAGCGGTGCGTGGAAGATCACGACGGGCGCGGGCGCGACGGTCCTGGCGGTCGGGATCTTCAGCTGATGAGCGCGGCGTGGCAGCGCAAGGAGGGGAAGAACCCCGCCGGCGGGCTGAACGCCAAGGGCCGCGCCAGCTACAAGGCCGAGACCGGCGGCACCCTCAAGCCGCCCGTGAAGTCCGGTGACAACCCGCGCCGTGCCTCGTTCCTCGCGCGCATGGGCAACATGCCCGGCCCGATGAAGGACGAGAAGGGCCGCCCGACCCGCTTGGCACTCGCGCTGCGCGCATGGGGCGCCTCTTCGAAGGCCGACGCGAAGGCCAAGGCCCGCGCCATCAGCGCGCGAAACAAGGAGTGATCCAGATGGCGATGAGCCGCGAAGAACAGGACGCCTTCGACCGCCGCATGGCGGGCATCATGGACCCGATGCTGCGCCCCGAGGGTACCGCCGGAGGTCCGGTTCGCAGCTACAGCTTCAGCGACCTTCGCCGCATGCTCGGGTTCGGCGAACGCCCGGCGATGTCGCCCGCCGAGGCTGCCGACGCCGCGCAGATGTACGAGCGCCTGCCCAACGCCGCCCTTCCTCCGACGCCGCCCGGCGACTACGACGCGCCGTCACCGTCGATCCCGTACATGCCCAGCACCGACCCGCGCGGCGCTGCGGCTCCGATCTCGGCCCCGCCACGTCCCGCCGCCCCGCCCCGCCCGCGCCTGCCGATGATGCAGGGTCTGCCGACGAACGAGGCGGGCTTCGTGCCGCCGCGCGTCGATACGTTCGGCGGCCTGTCGCCGGAGGACATGGCGGCGATGGCCGCACCCGCGCCCGCACCCGCGATGCCCCCGGCGGCGGACCCCATCGGGCCGCCGCCGGCGCGCCCGGTCGCAGCTCGCGGTCGCCCGTCGCCAGCCGATCTGGCCCGGGCGCTACGCGAGTCCGACGAGCGTTTCGCGCGCAGCACCGCGCCGCGATGATCTCGATCGCCACCGTCCTGCGCTCCGGCGGCGACTACCGCGCCGAGCATGTCCGCGCCCTGGCCGACATGTGCCGCCGGTTCGCGCCGGAGCATCGGTTCGTCTGCCTGACCGACCAGTGCTTCGCCTTCGCTCACAGCTGGGACATCGACGCGCGACCGCTGAAGCACGACTGGACGGGCTGGTGGGCCAAGATGGAGCTATTCACGCTGCCCGGTCCCGTTCTGTTCTTCGACCTCGACACCGTTCTGCGCCGCGATATCACGCCGCTGGTCGAGCTTGTCCGCGACGAGGAGTTCGTCATCCTGCGCGACTTCTACCGCGGGAGGACCAACCGCCATGCGATGCAGTCCTCGATGATGTGGTGGAGCGGCGACCAGTCGCGGCTCACGGCCCGCTTCGCTGCCGACCCGCGCTTCTACCTCGGCGGCGACCAGGAGTGGCTGGAGCAGCACTACGACCGCCCGGCGACCTACTGGCAGGACGTGTGCGGGAAGGTTATCGGGTCGTTCAAGGCGAGCCCGCGCACCGAGCAGGAGCGGGTCATCATCTTCCACGGCCAGCCGCGCCCGTGGCAGCAGACCGAGGTCGAGTACCATGCAGCGGCGTGAAGGCTGGCTCGTCCCCGACGCGGACCAAGTCGCGCTGGAGATCATCCTGCGCGAGGTCGAGGATCTCGACACCGACATCCTGCCGCGAACCGATGGCAGGCGCACCGTCGTCCAGGCTGGTGGCAACATCGGCATCTGGCCGGCCGCGCTCTCCTGGCATTTCGACCGCGTCGTGACCGCCGAGCCCGACGAGTTCAATCACGCCGCTCTGATGGCGAACCTCGATGAGCGCCTGCAGGGCGCTGACCGGGCGCGGGTCATGGCCTACCGCGGCGCATTCGGCGCGCGGCCCGGCACCGGCGCGATGGACCGCTTCGACCCGCACAACGTGGGCGCGCACCGGGTAAAGGACGGGTCCGAGTTCTCGATCATGCGGATCGACAGCCTCGAGATCGACGACTGCGACTTGCTCTGCCTCGACGTGGAGGGCTACGAGCACGCCGCGGTTCTCGGCGCGGAGCGGACGATCAAGCACTCCTGGCCGACCATCGTGCTGGAACTGAAGGGCCTCGGTGAGCGGTACGGCACGACCGATGTCGATACCATCACCATGCTGGCCGACTGGGGCTACATGATCGCGGGCCACGTCCACCGCGATGTCATCTTCCGCAGGAGGCCGTGATGGCCGACGCCGTGCCGACCGGAGTGCAAAAGTACCTGCAGGCGATCTCGACCTACGAACGCGAATTCGAACGCTGGCAGAAGCGCGCGACGAAGATCATCAAGCGGTACCGCGACGACATGCGGACGCAGTCGGGCAACGAGACCGTCAAGTTCAACATCCTGTGGTCGAACGTCCAGACGCTGATCCCGGCGGTCTACGCCAAGTTGCCGAAGGCGTCGGCGGCCCGGCGCTTCGGTGACAACGACCAAGTCGGTCGCGTCGCCGCGCAGCTGATCGAGCGCGCCCTCGACTACGAGATCGAGCATTACCCCGACTTCCGCGCGACGATGAGGTACGCCGTCGAGGACCGCTTCCTCGGCGGGCGCGGCGTCGCATGGGTGCGCTACGAGCCGCATGTCCGCGCGCAGGAACTGGCGATGCCCGAGGACGGCACGCAGGTCACCGAGGACGTGGACGAGGACGGCAACGAGGCCGAAACGCCCGAGGAGATCGAGTACGAGTGCGCGCCGGTGGACTACGTCCATTGGAAGGACTTCGGCCATTCGTCGGCCAGGACATGGGAAGAGGTCACGCAGGTCTGGCGCTGGGTCTACATGACCCGCGAGGCGCTGGTCGAGCGTTTCGGCGAGGAGATGGGCCGCA